TGAACCTCATTCCCTTGCGAGTGAGGTATTAAGCATCTTTCACATAGTACCGGAGCAGTCTTTCGCTTTTATGATGCAATGTGATGGAATTGAACCACCTACCGATTGTGCCTAAAACAATTGCTCTACCAGATGAGCTAACTTTGCGAACCTACGAAGATGTGCTGCTCCAGTTGCTCCATATCTTGTTAGATACAGAATACAACACACCTAGTATCTTTCTCCTTGCGGGATACTCAATCATACTTCACGACTCCGGTCATCCCTTCATCGCTTGTATTGCTATCTTGCCTTCCCCTGCGAGGTCAGACTCAATAACTACCTGTTAGTATTCAACATTCGTTAGTTTGGTTTGTTGTAGCTTGACCACCACAGTCTCTTTCGTCCTCACCGTTGGCCTGGACTTTATCCTTTCGGACTACAACACTAACTTACTGCCTACCGCCTTTCTACGGACGGGAGTTGCTTTCGGAGTAAATTACCGAGTCAACTCTTACTCAGGCTTGCATAGATGGACCATTGCTGGCGCAAGTTTATAGGAAACCTTGCTTTGACAGAGATTACTCCCTGCTACCCTAGTGAGGCTATGCCCCCAATCTTTAATTCAATTTTCAAAGAGCTAAGACGATCTCTCGTCTTGATTTACTTAATATAGCTACTCTTGACCGCAATGTCAAGAACTTTTTTGCCTTATCTGTAAATTAATTTTGTTTCTTCACCCAAACCAATCTTATGAAAGTTTTTTGAGAAGTTTGCAAACAATGCCTTCTGATTCTTATAGTCACTCAGCAATGACAGATATTCAGGCTTATACCGTCTGATTATGTTCTTTTGAATCTTTCCCGAGACACATGCCATTGCTAGATCATCAACTGCCAGTCTCAATACTATTTCAGGAATCCTTATATCCGCGAACGGACAGAATACCATATTGTTATCGACATGCCAGTTCTGATGATCATACCAGATGGTATTCCAAAGATAAGTTCTAAGGTCATTCTCTGTCTGGAATGATAGGTTGCTTGTTATTTCTTTATAGCGTTTCACTGCGACAGGTCTAAGGAGAAAGTGATACAGGTAATCATTTTCTGTTATCATATCCTCTATATTTTCTTTTCCAAGATACTTTCCTATACCAGCTATCGCTGCTAAATCTCTATACGTATAGACTTCTGCGTAGTAACCTGCATTTTGCCAGTTCAACTTTTTATAATAGTTCAATATGGCATAGCCCCAGTTAGTGTTTCCTAGGTGTTCTAATACATCCGTCTCCTCTTCTCTGCGAGTACCAAAATAGGAACGAGCGTCTTTATCTTGACTTTTAGGAAGATGAATAGACAGTTCAAACTTTTCTGAAACGTGTTGTTGGATTGTCCAGCATGTCAGCGTATCTAAGCCTCCGGAGAAGAGTACGGTCATGCTGTCAACATCATTATATCTATAAAAATTCTCTGTGTTCTCTACGAGAATTTCTCCCACTCTCTTACACACTTCATTAAACGATAGCAATTCATCAATCTGCGGAGGAGGCAATACCTCATAAAGTGCAGTTTCGAACCCAGGAAGTGCAAGATTAGTGAGATTATCATCTTTTACAAAGACTGGAAATCCTCGCAGAACAGGATGATATATTGTTTCTTCTTTGATGACACACCATTTGCCGGCTGGTTTGTAGCCGTCTAAGATATCATCAATGCTATCTGCTAAGACACATTCGGTACTATAACCTTTATAGTACGCATTGCCTTTAACTTGCCAACCTTCATCAAGAAACAGTCTGTTAGTTACCTGTTTCAAAGAATTGAAGGGACACTCATCGCCTATATAAAAAATCATAAAGATATTTATATACAAGATAGTACGGAAGGAAAAAAGTAAGTGATAGACTATGCAAACTACACCGGTGCCTCATACGAGAACAACCTATCAAGCAATCAACAAAAAACAAACTGCAATGACTAACGTACACTCAAACCACAAAATGCAACAAATTAGGTTTGACTCATGTTAGTGAGGAGCGTTTCAAGCGCCGTGCTAAATCCACTATCGTGTGGAACGTGTCTACTCTCGTCTCTCTTTTCCTTCCGGGTAGTTTACAGGTACTCTAAGAGTCTAACCTGCATAACTACCAAACTCATTGATACTCGTGATCTAGCGTAACATCAGCTAGACCAGCGACTATCTGAAAATGATCCCATGCATTCTTAGCAGCAGGGTTGCGCTCTAGTTCAGAGTCCGGAAGAACTGCTTCTAACCAAATCTCTGGACGACGAACAGGATGTGATCCGAACTTGCGTGGTTGATGTAACTTACCGCTGTTATAGAGGTCCAGAGTTACATTACGGAACTTCTGTTCATCTTCGTCAGCATAGCCATACCATTCAGCATTATTAAATGCGCCACCGTATGTATAGCCTTGCCAGATACCCTTCCACTGTAAGTCGTTGTTTGGGTCAAAGTCTGTGCGGGCGATCAACACCAATACATCATCGATGTTGACCTTACCCTCAACGATATCCTTAACACAACGACTGTAGCTAAGACCGATCTTCATTTTGGATCCTTAGAGAATGTTCTCGTTAGTAAGCGTAGCGACAGTTGCATCCGAAAACTCAATTTCAGTACGGACGTTCAACTCAAGGAGTTCGTCCTGCAACTTCTGCTTCTGCTTCTTAGCAGCAGAAACGATGCCCTTGAAACCTTCAACTTCAGTTTCAGTGAAGATAGAGGTGTCAACTGTGTCGCTTCGGAAAGAATAAGACTCTTCCGTGCGATTGCGAAGCTTTGCTAGCTTGCCGTTGATGACAGCAGCATCAGTGATGACTGAAGCCTTTGCATACGTGCTGTAGAACTGGAAATCCTTTTCAAGACGAGCAACGTCAGCAAGACGGCCATCGATGCCTGCGCTATCGTTTGCCGACGCAACAGCCTTACGAATCTCGTAAAGGGCATCAAGCAAAGCAATGCGACGAACGAGGTTGCGAGAAAACTTCGCAGATGCGGTACTAATCTCGTTAGCAGCATCTTGGAACTCGTTGATGCTAGCAGTAGCATTAAATTCAAGGCCCTTGATAGTTTCGTTGATTGCTACTTGAATAGCGTTAGCCTTGCGTAGATTGATCTTCATTTGTGTTTCCTTCTGATTTAATCACTATAGTATAAAAGATCACTGTTGTACAGTGTTTTGGGTATTAAAAATGGCGACTCGTACGGGATTCGAACCCGTGATCTCTAGCGTGACAGGCTAGCGTCTTAGGCCTCTGGACTAACGAGCCATTAAAAAAGTAGCACACCCCATTCTAGTCACGAGGATTAAATTCTCCCTTGCGGGTCCTCACTCCAAGGGCGGGGAACTTAGTGCTTTGCCCTTGGTCTTTAGTTGCGACTAGCTCTGCATACTACATGATTGGTGACGGAGGAAGGATTTGAACCTTCGACATTCGGCGTATGAGACCGACGCTCTGACCAACTGAGCTACCCCGTCATTAAGTAAACGTCTTTAGTGCTTTCAAATCTTCACCGATCATGTCTTCGCTCAAAGGACCGATACCAAGACAAGTCGTAGTAGGTTCCGTGAAGACCGTGAAGCCTTTGTCGGTGATGAGTTGCGTAGCACATACGTCATTATACGCTTCTTGAAGCTCTCTAAGCTGCTCTACAGTGTCTACGATCAAAGTGATCTTATATGCATGACCGCTGTCTAGATACGCTGTAGCAAGCTCAGGAGTCTCGGCCATAGCGTTCATGAACGTATGTAGATAAGCATGTCCTGCTTGTGTAGCCATCTTGCCGCGGATGCCGTTCATCTTCTGAACGCTCTCCTTAGCAAAGATACAATACATCTTGTGTTTCATGTTTCACCTATGAAAGTTGGTGGGCGCAGCAGGGATCGAACCTGCGACATTCTGATTAAGAGTCAGACACTCTACCTACTGAGTTATGCGCCCAAAATTTCTTTACGACAATCTACGTCTTCGCTGTAGTAACCGTTCGACGTTCCTAGGAACCGAATCGTCACATAACCCTTAAAGGTTGCGAAGTTGTAGAAAGTCCAAGTGTAGCTTTCTTCATTCAGTTCAGGACCATCAGCGTTCGTATCTTCCCTAGAGATTAGCAAAGGCCAACCCACCAGGTCTTCGAGATCACCGACGATATCTTCAACTACTACCGATTCGCAGCAATCTCCCTGATGATAAAGTACATAACGCACTTCATCATTTTCAAAAGTTACAGTATCAGTATCCGACCTTACTTTAGAGAAGGTCTTACCGAGCATATCGTTAACATTTACGTGAGTATCACGCCATCCCATTGCCTTCTCCTTTCTAGTATGTGGTGCGCTCGGCAGGACTCGAACCTGCAACCAGACCGTTATGAGCGGTCGGCTCTGACCATTGAGCTACAAGCGCATAGTTTTGGAGCACCGGGTAGGAATCGAACCTACTTCACTTGCGTAGCGGATTTGCAATCCACCGCATTCCCAATCTGCCACCGATGCATTAAACTTCATTGATTTAAATATAACAACTTTCGGGACGAATGTCAACCGAAATTTTGGCGGAGAGTGAGGGATTCGAACCCTCGGAACCGTTTTACCAGTTCGCCTTCTTAGCAGGAAGGTGGTTTCAGCCGACTCACCCAACTCTCCGTATTTCTAGATATCTAGATGCTTCTTGGCATTTTCGATGTATGCAATAATTCGCTCTTTCCCTACCGGATTCTTAGAATGAACTACGTAACGGGGGAACTTACGCTTGTTATCTTCGCAGAAATCTACTAGCCACTTAGCACAATCATATCCCGTCTTTTCGGGACCGTAATCTGCTGGACGACCTTCTGCTTCTGCTATCATGGCAGCATAGTGCTGATCAGCTAGATCGTGATCAAAGCATACAAAAGCAGGCATGCCTGAAATCATGATTTGATTAACAAACGTATTAAAATCCTTTATGATAAACGTTACCAAATCACGAGGGAACTTTTCCCACGTAACATCATCTGGGTGACGCTCATCGTCTAAGAATAGTAAGTATGACACTGCTTGCTCCTAATGATGGCGGAAGAGGTGAGATTCGAACTCACGGTAGCCTCTCGACTACGACGGTTTTCAAGACCGTTGCATTAAACCGCTCTGCCACTCTTCCATATTAATATTTATGTGGTTACGATAGCCGTAAACTTTTTATAGTTGGTGCGCCCGGGAGGATTTGAACCTCCGGCCACCGCGTTATCAGCACGGTGCTCTACCCCTGAGCTACAGGCGCATTGTATTGGTGGGCCAGTGAGGTATCGATCCTCCCCCGGTAACGGATCGGATTTACAGTCCGACTGCTAGAGCCACTAGCTTTACCGACCCTTAAACTTTAAAGAAACTGATGGAGCCAACCATCAGCGAAGCCTTGTACGACTTCATCAGAAGCAAAGTATGAATCCGCATCATTGATTGCATCAAGCACATCAAGAATATCGTCTTCTACAATACCCTTTTCACGCAAACTATCTAGATAAGCAGTAAGGCTAGAGGCTGTATCAGTGCCAGGCACTTCCTGTGCATCGTTCTTCTTACCAAATTCAACGTGAATTACATTGCTCATGATTGGCTCCGTATTTTTGATTGTTTTAGATCAGTATTGAACTCTTAACGGCACTTCTCGTTTTCACGCAACACAGTGCCATCACCGCAAGGACCTCCAGTTTGTTCTGCTGCAGGTGCTTCAACAACCGTAGTATTAGTAGGTTCTGCTGGTGCCGGCTTGTCATTGCAAGCTGCGAGAGTAATCAATGCTGCGAGTGCAGCAATAGTAGTAATGGTCTTCATTTTTGTTTCCTTTTGTAAGTGATCTCTATATTAGATCAGATGTATTTATCTGGTAGCCCGAACGGGTTCCGACCCCGCTTCTCTGCCTTGAAAGGGCAGTGTCCTAGCCACTAGACGACCGGGCCGTAGTTTGGTGCGAGTAGCCGGACTCGAACCGGCACGAATAAATCGACGGATTTTAAGTCCGTTGCGTCTACCAATTTCGCCATACTCGCATATTAGGGTGGGGATGGGCGGGGATAACTTTGTTCTTCATCTTACACTCCACCTCTTTAAGCGCACCGTTTCTAGCAGCGCACCCATCCCGCATTCTTAGATAATTGCTCCTGCGATTTGTTGTTTCTCAGTATGATCAATATACATGATCGCAGGAGCATTGTCAAGGCTTTTTTTGCCTTTCTGAATGGCACCAGTGCAGGGAGTCGAACCCCGGCTCACGGTTTTGGAGACCGATGTGCTACCGTAACACCTCACTGGTATTGAAGGTTTAGTTAATCTTTGTACTCTACAGGCACTGGAAGATCGATTAGGTCATGTTCACGATCAAGATACTTCATATCAATGTGAACAGGTTCCATTTCTGCGAGTGCTTCTACTACATCATACGGGTCCAAAGGACCGCAGGTATAGACATCTAACTGTACCATTGCCGGTTCTTCCTCGTCCCAGATATGCATAACGATATGACTAGTTTCGATAATCGTAGCACACGTAAGTCCGCGATTACCTTCCATTTCGCTGTAAACAGCGTAGGGTCCCATAAGGACCTTCATACCGATGCGCTCAATCAGCGCGGGCATCCATTCTTTGGATACCTTGTCCGGGCATACCAGAGGGTTCTTTACCTCGGCACGGACAATAAGATGTTTGTGAAATAGAGCCAACTCATAAATCCCCTTGTTAATGGCCGACTCTTTAGTCGGTTATATATTTATCTATACAACACAACACTATAGAAAATGGTACCCGGTGACGGGATTGAACCGCCGACATTCTGCGTGTAAAGCAGACGCTCTACCCCTGAGCTAACCGGGCATAATATGGTCGGGGATGCAGGATTCGAACCTGCGACCCTCTGGTCCCAAACCAGATGCGCTACCAGACTGCGCTAATCCCCGTTATATCTACTTCTAAAGTATTTGGTGGAGCCTAAGGGGTTCGAACCCTTGACCTATAGCTTGCAAAGCTATCGCTCTCCCAACTGAGCTAAGGCCCCATTTAATACAATAGATAATTATTTAGCATTATTACAATACTATGAAAAGTTTTGGCGTCCCCGGCAGGGCTCGAACCTGCAACCCCAAGCTTAGAAGGCTCGTATTCTATCCAGTTGAACTACGGGGACAACGAAACTTTTCACTATATCAATATAAGATAGTTTAAAAGAAAAAGCAAGAGTTTTGGTAAACTCTTGCTTTTATAAGTGGTGCCGCATGCAGGATTCGAACCCGCCACCTACTGATTACAAATCAGTTGCTCTACCAAATGAGCTAATGCGGCATTATATTTGGCTCCCCGAGAAGGATTCGAACCTCCGACCAGCGCATTAACAGTGCGCGGCTCTACCACTGAGCTATCGAGGAATATAACTTTCATCAATGATATTTAACGTCCTGTGCAGAGTCGAATTATTTTTCTAGTTAAGATCAATAATCCGACTGTGCTTAGGAACACCTGTCATTAGATACTCCATCTGATCTGCAAGAATATTGCGATTTTGGAGAATCAAATTTTCAAAGTGATTCGGTTCATATGGAACATACAACAGTTCCATACCTGATTGCTTGAGCGTCTTGCAGCCCTTCTTTTGGTTGCAAGGGATGCAAGACGTAACAACGTTCGTCCATTCATCAAGTCCACCGTGGAACTTAGGAACAATGTGGTCTCTGCTTAGTTTTGAATGACCAGAGTGACCACCGCAGTAACCGCAAATGTTACGATCACGAGCAAACAGTGTACGATTAGTTAAGACAACTTTGTTGTGCTTACGAAAATCGAATCCTGCACCTCGCACTGCAATGATGCTTGGGGTTTCAAGGTAGCTTTGCTGCCCGTCTTTTTGAATGCCCCCGCGATACTTAGCGATGACATTACCTAAAGTCCAGACAACCAAGCTTTTAGCATGATAGCTAATTGCTTCGTCGTTGGTAATCCATGTTCTTGGAGTACCTGAAATGTCTAAGGCTAGTACCGCCATGATTAACTCCTATCTATTATCATATTTAGACTCTTAAATTTCATACACTAGAAATGCTCTTTGTGCAAGCCTTAGTGCATAAATACAAAATCAACCATTGCTGATTGGTGCCCGGAAGAAGATTCGAACTTCCACGAGATTTCTCTCACAACGACCTCAACGTTGCGTGTCTACCATTCCACCATCTGGGCAATATTATATTCTATTTTCCAAATAATATTCTGATATCCAACGTACAACCATATCATAGTTTAAGCAAATCTGCTTTTTATATGAGGGCATCTTGATGGTTATCGCATCATCATTTGTTATGCTTAGTGAGGTTAAACCTAACATAGGCAAATCAACTCCGATATCAGTACACAAGTCTTCATAAAAGACAGTGCAATTTTGATATGAGTCTGTATGGTTTTCCCAGCATTGATTCATTTCAGTACAATACTGTAGGTAATTATAAATTTCTTTTTTTGAAAATACAGTTGGTTCAATGTTAGACATGAAAGTTTCGAAGTCTGCTATGCCATCTTCACCTCGAATGATATTCCAAGGGTTGATGTTGTTTACAATCTGCTTAGCCTTATACTTAGCGATTAGATAACTCATGCAGCGTTCTATTTTATCTTTCCTAGCACACCTAATTAACATCACCGGTTTATCAAATGAATTCATAATTTCTATGAAATTAGAGAAATGAGAACTAAAGACATAATCTTCTGGATTAGTAATATTCTTTACTAATTCTATGTCTTCTGGATATCTAACAAATTTATCTATCCTGTTTAACTGGTTAGCAACTAGTCTAGTAAACGCGGTACTACCGGAACGTTGTTCTCTGAAAATCCAAATTATCATACAGATATTTATCTTGGTACTCCCTACAGGATTCGAACCTGTGACGCTCTCTAATCTGGAGACGATGCTGGATATAAGCCAGGTGTTTTACCGCTAAACTAAGGGAGCAAACTGGTGCCCTATGACAGAATCGAACTGCCATCTACTGATTACGAAACAGTCGTTCTACCATTTAACTAATAGGGCAAAATTTGGTGGGTCCTGTGGGATTTGAACCCACGACAAATAGATTAAAAGTCTACTGCTCTACCTACTGAGCTAAGGACCCGTGGTTCAAATGATTGGTGCCCCGAGAGGGACTCGAACCCCCACGCCTTTTGGGCAAGAGATTTTGAGTCTCCCGCGTCTACCGATTCCGCCATCGGGGCAATTTGGTATCGGTTCAGCAGTTCAGGTTCTCTAGTTTTAGTGACCCTCATAGTGTGCCTTGAAGTCATTGTTCTAGACCAATGACTTCTTCCGATTTCTGAATTTTGGTGCGGCTGAAGGGACTCGAACCCCCACACCTTACGATACTGGTACCTAAAACCAGGGCGTCTACCAATTCCGCCACAGCCGCATGTTAAATGTATTTACTCGCCGTGACTCGTATCTCAAATAAAGTCACTGATACTAACTCAATAGTACTGCTACAGCCTTCGGGTACACTCTCGCATGGATTGAGAATAAGGCGAGGTCACATACGGCATACTGTACACACACGAGTAAAATATAGTATCCGCTCCCAGTGAGCACCTCATGTCATAGGAGGCCATCCCTATGTTTAGCTCGGACTCGAACCGAGTAGATAATCTGGTGCTCCCAGACGGAATCGAACCGACGACACCCTGATCTTCAATCAGGTGCTCTACCAACTGAGCTACAGAAGCATTAGACTTATTAAAAGAACACACTAGTAACCCTACGTCCTGCCGCGAACAGGTAAGATGATCAGTCTTCATACGGAATCGAACCGTATAGTGTGTTCATTTAATAAGTCTCCTAAGAGACTTATTATTTTTCAACGATGTCAAAGAGCGAGAGAACATCGCTGCTCTCTCTATGTTCTCAATGTATATGATACTCTACTCAAAGTCAACCGAAATATGACCTCAAAAAAATATCGTTGGCGGAGTCGGTGAGATTCGAACTCACGGTACCTTTCGGTACGCTACCTTTCCAAGATAGTCTAATCGGCCACTCTAGCACGACTCCAAAATTCAAACACGACAAATGTGCTTATAAATACTCATATGCACCTTGACTCTAGAAAAATTCATCATCTATCTGATGCAATC